CCAGGTCTTTCAAAATGACAACTGGGACTTTCTCTGCGCCAAGTTCTATCGCTGCATCAAGCCGCTGATGACCTGAAAGAACTTCACCTTCCTCTGTTATATACATAGGCATAAGCCAACCAAGTTTACCTAAGGACAACTTGACTAGCTCAAATCTCTCAGGATCACGCTTTCTAGGATTGTAGTCTGCCCCTGTGACAAAAGAAGTAGCGACTAACTCTATATCGACAAACTTAGGAGACCTTTTCTTAGCCATTAAATTCGTTGTGACCAGTTGTGGGGTCAGCAACAGATGCCCAAACTTCAAACATAGATGCTTTCAGCTCTAGCATTTGACCTATTCGTAAGCCACGCTCCTCTTTAGACATATATCCCTCTGCAATAAGTTCTTGTTCCCATTCAGAGTACTGCTTACCACAGGTTGATATGGTCAAATTGCCAACTTTTATTGTTGCCACCCTTTTAACGTCTGCTGGCGCATCAAGCACCGAAGCAGGGTCTCTTTCAGCAGGTAAATCTTCTAATATGTCGTCTATGTCATCAGGACTAAACCCTGTACCATCTAAACTGTCAAGATCAAAAAGTACGCTAGAAAGTATCGAATTGAAATAGCCTGCTTTATCAGCAAGTCTGTTGTCAGCTAACAGTATTCTCCTAGCTTCATCATCATCGACATCCATGTATACACAAGGCACTGTTTCCCAACCTAAGGCCATGACAGCCTGCAACGTATTATTGCCCTTCAGCACCAGGTTACTTTCCTTTTGAACAACCAGGGGACGATAAATGCCGTTTACCCTAAGAGACTCTGATATTGCGCCTATGTCGCCTTGTCGAGCGTTCTCTGGATGTAGCTCTAACTCTTCGACAGCAACCCATTCACAGCTATCTAGACCGGAATGCGTGGGAGTCGCCCCCGAGACTGACCCCCAACGCTTTCCTTGTTTCGTTGGCTTAGGTTCTGGGTCTTCTGTAAGGCCTAACCGTTTCCTTATGGTCGATATTGCTTCGTCTTTGTCCCCCAACTCTTCGAGCCATTCAGCAAAGTAAGCGCCATCTACCAGAAGTAAATTTTTACCAACGTGTATTTTCTGTGTAGTAGGAAACATATCATCTTGCGATGGCCCTCCGCCACTATTACCGCCGAAAATATCTTCTCCATCTTCTAGTTGGTAAAGTCTTTCTAGTGACCGCCTATCCCAGCCTGAACCGTCAAGGTCTGGCTTGATTGTTTCTATTAGGGAGATCAAACTTTGCACGTCATAAGTCGCTAAGTCAGATGTTCTGTTATCGGCCAGGAGTATTCGTTTAGCTTGTGCGTCATCTACGTCAACGTGAACGACTGCTATCTCTCTCCAGCCCAAAACATTCCTAGCGGCTTTCCAAGTATGGTTACCAGCTAGTATGTTCCCATTTCTAGCGTCAACTATGACAGGTGAATACTGACCATTCTTCTCTAGGCTTTCAGCTATCCCAACGATGTCGCCTTTCCTTGGGTTCAAGGGATGAGACTGTATTTCATCAATTGGGATAACTGAGCCTTCCAAGCTCTTAGCTATCTTAGCCACTACTTTCTGCCGATTTTGTTGTGCTCTCGACCGTAGGTTGTCCACTTGTGAATCCATTGCTTCGAAACGCCTAAAGCGTTTGCCAGGTTTTCACAAGTTTCTCCTAGTTTGCGAGCTTCACGCAAAGTAGCTAAGTGAACTTCTTGAGCGTCTTGGTAAGCCTTGTATGCTTCCTTCTCTGCTCTTTGTGTAGTCATACACTTGCTAATTATCTCATCTTGAGGTTTTGCTGCTCTTTTTGGCATTTTTATCTTCCTTCCATGCTTGTACGTATAGAGAGTTATAGGTTTGGGATCTTGGGTCCCAGTCCCATCTTTTAGTTCTACAGGAAAGCCCTCTCATCTTTGCTACCTTGTGAATATATCTGGCCATATCTACGAAGTCTTGTTTGCGTAAGTCTTCTTCAGTCAATACCCAAACTTCTCCATTTAGCCATTCATCCCACGGATAATTACCTTCTGGTCGGTTACCATGCCAGTGGGAGAATTCTTTTACTGTCTTAGCCATTTTACACCTCGGTTCTTTTGATAAATGATTTCACTAAGTCGTTAAGTATACTGCTAGTTTCTTGGTCTTCACCATCTGTTACCGCATCAACTACTTTTCTTTTCTCTTCGATCAGTCTGTAGATGTCAGTGTCCACTGTTTCTTCAGCTAACAAGTACCACGCAGATACGTTGTCGTTCTGACCGATTCTGTGACACCTATCTTCAGCTTGATCGTGTTCTGCTGGAGTCCATCCTTGTTCTACGAATAGAACATCAGATGCACTTGTTAGAGTGAGACCTACACCACCTGCCTTCATGTTGAGAACAATAACCCTGGCATTAGGATCATTTTGGAAAGTATCGACAGCTTGCTGTCTAGCTTGCTGAGAGTCTTTCCCTGCAACTCGCAGGTTACCATATTTCTGAGCTATTGCGTCAACTACTGATATGTGATGAGCGAACACTACTAGCTTCCTATCTGTACTATCGAGGAAAGTATCTATCCACTCACATGCGGCTTCTACTTTACCTTCTCCAGCTAAACGCTTGAGAGTCATAATCTGACCAAGCTGTTGAGCAGAGTTACCGTCACGGCCATCTCCAGCGAAGTATTCTAGAACACCAGCTTCAGCCATCCTGTAGTTCTTGTAACCTTCCCCACTAAGCGTCATAGGTATTGTGTACCTTGCTTTCTCAGGTAGCTCAGTTAGGACATCTTCTTTGTTCCTGCGAACGTAGCAAGTTCTACGGAGGATGTCATTCAACTCATCTAGGTTAGATGCACCCTTGAAATCCCAACCAAAGGATGTCTGTACTGCTCTGCAGTATCTTTGCCTGAAATCCCAAGACCCACCAAACTCATTGATAGTGTCGAGTATCTCAAGTTGCGCGATAAGTTCGATAGGCCTGTTAAGCACTGGAGTACCTGTTAAGGCTAGAACCATTCCGTCAGAAGGGATACTTTCAGCTATGCGCTTGAGTGATTGAGTCCTCTTAGCTTTGTTGTTCTTTGCATAGTGACTCTCATCAAAGATAAGTGATTTGAATGGCATAGCTTTGAGCTTGTCTTCATTCTTGGTCAAGATGTCATAGTTGATGATTATAACGTCAGCGCTTTTGACACCAGCCTTAGAATCAACAATGTGAGTTGTCTTACCTGGCAACCACATCTTTGTTTCTCTGTCCCAGTTAGTCTTCAGAGAAGCAGGACAAACTACTAGAGCAGGGAACGCATCTTCATGCTGTATCGAAGCTAGTGCTTGAACTGTCTTACCTAGACCCATTTCATCAGCTATGAAGCAACGACGAACATCAGTCGCATAAGCTACCCCAGCTTTTTGAAATGGACGTAGCTCTAGCTTTTGACCTAAAGCATTTTCTGTAGCAATGCCTTCTATCTCAATGTCTGAATCTTGTGCAGAAGAAGCGGCTTCTCTTTGCCCACCCTTGATGATTGCATTGTCAACTACTTTGACTACTTCTTCGTCAACTTCGAAATCCCAATGACTAGCCACTAGCATCGCTTCGCTGAAAGAAGTTTGTGGCACTACCCACATTTTAGTTTTGCTGTTCCAGCGACGACGAGGGATATCTTTGATTGCGTCAATGAGTTCTTTGTTGTAGTCGAACTCAAAAGCAATGTTGTTATCAATGAGGTGAACCTTACGAGTTTCTTTCTCATCAACAACTTCTTTGATTTCCCAGTTGCCCTTCTTCTGTGATTTCTCAAAAGCTAACGTAGCGTTGTTGTCGAATGTGAAACCAAATTTGGTGCCGTATGTGTAGATAGCTTTAGCGCTACCTTCAGGTGCATACCAAGTCTTGTTCTCTGGGTTATAGCGTGAGTTACGTATCTTACGCACTTCAGCGACTAGCTCTGCGTCATAGTTGAACTCTATAACGAACTGTTCGTCACGAACTGAAATCTTGCGTAATGCCATGAACTCTTTTTCTCTAGCTAGTTCTCTAGCTTCCTGACGCGCATCTTCAAAGCTAATTATCATACCTGGATGTGGTAGCTCTTCATAGTCAATGCCATAGTTCATGAGTTGCTTGGAGTATTTCTCAAGCATGACGTATGCCTCTAGCGTGATAGCGTCAGTCCACTCATCTACAGTTAGTAGGCTACAGCGATGCCCAAACTTTGTGTCTGAGCCGTTGAAGCCAACACCGTCATCAGTGTTAGCGCCATCACAACGGTTAGCTATAGCCATTACTGCTGAATGGATTTCTTGTTTGTCTTCTATTGTTATTGGTTGAAAATCATCTAAATATGTCATGCCCTAATTCTACCTGCAGTAGATACAAACAACAACCTACAGGTGATTTATAAAGAATCGAACTAAACCCATAACTATAATGA